GCGCTCGCAAACCAACAAGCGTCAAGCGGCCGAAGTGGCAATTGCTGTCGACGTCCTGAACCGTATGCTGGAGCTGGGACGCCCGAGCTACGTCCGCATAGCATGAGACCACGAGGGCATGGGATCACTGCGTCCACTGGCTGATCCATGCAACAAGGTCGTTCGGCCTGCCATTCCGTCGAGCCGATGGCGTAAATGACCTTGGCACCCTCGGGTTTGTTCTGCTCCTCGATTTGCTCGTCCTCTATTGGCTCGTCCTCGATCCACTCTCCGAGCTTGCGCCAGCCCGCGTGGATCAGGGGTTCCGCATCATCGGCAGATAGTTCGAGAGTCCCATCCGCGGCGACATTGACATGCTGGCCTGACAAGGTTTGCAACGACGCACCGATAGGGCCTTCCAGGAGAACCCAAAAGCGCTCCGGGTTCTCGGGGTTCCGGTAGCGCTCGGCTTGCATCCGGACGAGCTCGTAGAACGCTTGGCCCGGGAACGGACGCTTGAACCAGTCTAGGAACTGCGCGGTCGAATCCACCTGGTCATCGTGCTTGCCCTTCGGAAACACCGTCATCTCGTGGAGATATTCGGCGAGCCAGGGCGCGGTCTCGGGAATATGGACAAAGCCGTTGTCGATCATCGCGGTCTGCGCGTGCAGACGCATGATCTTATCGATGGTCGGCTGGTAGCGCGTGACACCATGGCAGCCATCCTCGATCAGCTCCTGGATCAGCTGGGTGCCCGAGGCCTTGTCCTCGATCAGCACCTCGGTCGCATCGAACAGGCTCTGCTGCTCGCGCACGGCGCGCTTGAGCGCGGGATACTCGAGCCGCCGGCGGAACACACCGAGAAGGAAGAGACGCTTGCCGCTCACACCTCAAGTCGTGCACACCGAGAAATCGCTGAGCTCGGTCGCCTTGTTGGCGGTGTCCCAGCTTTGCACGATGCGCTCGAAGCGCTCCGGCCGTTCGTTCTCGCGATAGCGCTTGAACCATTCCGCCTTGACCATGCCGCCGCCTAACGGAGCGGGAGATTGCTGATACTGTCCGGCGAAGTTGTATTCGCCGATGGTCCGCCGGATGTGCTCCAGAGTTTCGAGCGGCTCACGATCGGGGTGCAAAGCCTCGCCCCGACGGCGCGTGGAACATCGCGGTCCCCAGATCGTCTCGATCCGGTGCACCTCGTCGGCTTCAGCGATCGCCGGAAAGCTCAGAACTTCCCAGGGCTTCAGCGCAAGGACGTGGCCGACGAGGTCGTCCTCGTGCAGCCGCTGCATGATAATGACAATAGCGCCACTGCGCTTGTCGTTGAGCCGGCTGTAGAGGGTGTGGACGAACCAGTCGTTGGCGGCTTGCCGCTGCGCCTCGGAGAGCGCCTCTTCCGGCTTCAAGGGGTCATCGATCAGGATGATGTCGGCGCCACGTCCGGTCAGCACGCCGCCGGTGGAGGTGGCGAGCCGGTAGCCCTGCCGTGTGGTGATGAATTCCTGGACAGCCTGGCGGTGCGGCACCAGGCGGGTCCGAAAAATCTGGCGATACCAGGAGCTCATCATGATGACGCGGCAATCGCGGGAGAGCTTGTCGGCGAGGTCCTGGCCATAGCTGACAGAGAGGATCTGGGCCGAGGGATCGTGCCCGAGACACCAGGCCGGAAAGGCGATCGAGGCCAGCAAGGATTTCAGATTGCGGGGCGCCACATTGATGATCAACCGCCGGATCTTTCCTTCCCGCACGGCGGTCAGCTTGGCGGCGATGACCACGAGGTGCCAGTTCATCACCAGCTCGGCCTGGGGGTTGAGGTCGTGGAAGCAGCGCGCCGCGAAGGTGACGAAATCTTGCCGAAGCACGCTGTCGTACTGCTCCCGGGTTAGGTTCTCGATCATCACTTTTCCGCTTTCGAGAAGCGCGCCCTGAGCTGCTCGATTACTTTCGCATCCGCCTCGCTGAAGGGGAGGTCTCGGCAGAAGCCGGCTCGGTCTGGCCTTCGATATCCCGCACCATGTCGAGGAGGATCTTGATCGCGCGGAAATCGGCTGAGGCCGAGCGGTTGACGAGCTGGGTGATGATCGCCTCGCGCTTGGTGATCTTGCGATGCCCGCCATTGTCGGTGACGATGACGAACTCGTTGAGCGCGTCACTCAGCAGCGTCTTCAGGTTCTTGGCTCCAGGCGACCGGCCGCGCGGATTGCCGGATTGGCCTTTCGTAAAACGGGTCTGGCGTGGCGGCTTGCGATAGCCCACCTCGTAGTCGCGCTTCTGGTCAGGCGGCATTGGCGGCCTCCGCCTCGCGGGCGAGGTCATCAAAGCTGCAGCCGCTCGCGGCATGGCGAGCGCTGCCGCCGGTCAGGGTCTGCCAGCGGCGCACGATCGTATCGACATAGCCGGGGTCGAGCTCAATGCCGTAGCAGCGCCGGCCGGTGCGCTCGGCAGCGATTACCGTCGTGCCGCTGCCGAGAAAGGCGTCGAGCACGATGTCGCCGCGCGCCGAGCAGTCGAGGATCGCGCGTCGGCGATCATCGCCACCGGCTTCACGGTGGGGTGCAGCGCCGACAGATTGCCCTCCTCGCCGCACCGGCCGAAGGAGTTGGCTCGGGGGTAGGACCAGACATTGGAGCGGTTGCGCCCGAACTGGCCGAGCTGGACGTTGTTGCGGTGCCCGTTGCGGCCGTGTTTGAACACAAAGACAAGCTCATGCTGGCTGCGGTAAAGCGAGCCCATCCCGGCATTGTGTTTGGTCCAAACGCAGAGGTTTATCAGCTCGCCATAGACGTCGCGGCCGGCGGCCAACAGCTCTTCGCCATGGCGCCAGTCCATGAAGATGTAGTGCAGCGAGCCGTCAGAGCTGAATGCCGCGAGGTTGTGGAAAGCCTTGGCGAGAAAGGCGGTGAATTCGGCCCTGTCCATCTCGCCCGAGGCCATCGGGAATGACCGGTGATGGACCGCGCCAAGGCCGCTCGCGTGACCGTCGATCCGCACGTTGTAGGGCGGGTCGGTGATGGCCGTCGAGGCACGTTCCTCGCTCATCAATGCGGCGAACGCCGCGCCCTCGAGAGCGCTGCCGCACAAGAGGCGATTGCGACCGAGCATCCACAAATCCCCGATCTTGTTGAGCGGCGGCTGCGTCGAGAATTCGGGCAACGCATCGGCCGGATCGTAAGCTTGGTCAGATACATCCTCGAGTGATGCGATCCGCAGATCGATCTCGCCCATATCAAAGCCGGTAACCTCGATGCTGAAGTCGAGGCCGAGCAGCGAGAGGTCCTTGAGCTGCTGCGCGAGCAGCCGGTCGTCCCATGTGGCGATTTCGCTCAGACGGTTATCGGAAATCATCAAGGCGCGCGCCTGCGCCGGGGTGAGGTGATCGAGGCACAGCGTCGGCACTTCGGTTATGCCGAGCAGACGGCAGGCGAGCAGCCGGCCATGACCAGCACTTACGTTGAGATCGGCATCGACGAGCACTGGCACATTGAAGCCGAAGGTCTTGATGTGTCGGCGATCTGCCGGATCTGCTTCTTGCTGTGGCCGCGGGTTGGAAGGGTCCGGTTTCAGCTGGTCGATCGGCCGGTAGATGATCAACATCTGATGCGAGAGATTGGGCGCCCTGCGGCGCGAAGCGCGAAGGTCCTTCATCAAGGAGTCCACTTTTTTGGGTTGGGGGGGACCCGGCGACACGTCGGGCAGAGGGTTCAGGCGAACGGCCTTGGATGGCCGAGGCGGGCCTTTTCGCAGCGGAATAGGGAAGGGATCGGATCGGTTGCCCGGCTCGGAGGCGGCCCTGGGGCGGGCCGAACGGCGGCTCCAACGGACCCGCGAAAACGCGAAAGGCCGCCTAAGGGCGGCCTTGATCTGGGAGGGGAAGCCGGCTGTACCTTATCTGCGTAAGAAGGACGTCATCTACCAGCGTCCCGGCGCCAGAACGGGCCAAGGGCAGGCTCGGACTTAGGAAGCATTGACAAAGTCGCAAATAGAATCGTCATCCTCGGTGGATAAGCATTCGTCTAATCATCGAAAGGGTGTTTGGCGCAATCGCAAGGCTCCCCCAACACTCCAACTCCGCTTCCGAACTGTCCGCTTGTGTCGAACCGTTGCAAGAAAGAATCGGTTTAAATGGGAGGACCCGGCTGACCGCCCCGATCACCGGTTAAGAGCTTAAAGATTTGGTCCCGACATTCGGAGAATTTTTGCTCACGAAAAACCGCCCAACGCGGGGCGGATCTCGGTAACAGCAGCCGACAGACCGGTTGCGTAAGGCAAAACCCGCCAGAGGGGTTCCGGTGGGCACACTTGCCAATAATGAATTAATTGCATTTTTTACACCCGCGAGGGACAAATGTCAAGGCGAAAGTCACATCAGGTACGCCGGCGAACCGGCTACCTGGCTCCAGCTTCAAACTCATCATCTGGGAAGCGGCCTTGGTTGCGGAAGCGATATCGCGATACTGTATTGAGCGCATTGTTAGTAATCGAACCTTGTGGAAGCGTTTCATCGAAGATGACGCGCTAGTATCATTTTGGGCACTTACGGAAGCTCAGCAAAGGGCCGATTGAGGTGACGCTCTCGGCCTTTCAGCAGTTCGAAAAAGCTTCAATCCCGGTTCCGTGCATTTTGGGCCATGAACTCTACTCTACGAAGAGTTGCTATACAGCAGATTCGCTTTTGTCTCTATTCACACGAGTAGTGAGAATCCACGACGTGCCAGTGTCTGTGTTCATCAGAACCGGGATCCAGCAAATTACGCGCCGATAAACCTCTCAGCCCAAATTGGCCTGATCGCCCCGGATAAACGCTCCGCAGGGAGACGGGAGTCGATCAGCGTCTTTAGATCGAGCGCGTGCAGCCGCTTAATATCGGCTTCGGTGAGGTCGGCGAGGCTATCGGCGCGGAAGAGCATGCCCCAGCGGGTGCGGCGGCCGCCTTCGGCGGGATATCCCGCCAGGTCGCGGAAGTTGATTGCCGCTTCGAAGTCAAGGCGGCGCTGGCGCGTCAAGGTTCGCACCTCACTCACTGGCGTTGGGACTGCGTCAAAGACGCGCAATGACGTGCCCCGCGAGCAACTTTATGTCATATTCCGTGTGTATCGCCTTCAACACGCGTCGCACCGGGAAAAGATTCACGGGATCGAGGGCGGAATGATCAGGAAAGGAGATCGAGCCCGGACCTTCCCACGCTTCCCTTGTTTTGTATTCAATGTCGGAGGCAAGGAGTTCGGCCAGAGCAGGCCGCGTTGTGCCTGGCTCGGCCGAGGGGATAATGCGTAGACCCGTTGTCGGGCCACTGGAAGGAAGATCGCCGATCGGCTGCTCCGGCCGCATAATCGCTGTCGCGAGCTTGACGCCGCCCGGCCGTTCCAGCGTGCCGCAAATCAGATCTCGATCGCGGCGGAAGCCGATCGTCGCCATCTTTTTCGGAAAACCCAAGATCTCCCGGCCCGCGAGCAGCGGCGGATCGGTGTCGACGAAGATCTGGTGAATGTAGGTCAGACGCTTCCCCTCATACTGAGCATAGAGCCTCAGTTGCACCTCGTGGTCGATCCCAAACTGCCGCGCCGCTTCCCGTCGGCTCAGACCCTCGATCTGTACCGCGTAAGGAACCCGCCCATAAAGCTCCACCAACCTTCATCCCCCCGCCCTCGGCCATCAAGCCAAAGGGCCACCTGCTGCCGTAGTTTTACTCCGGCGCAACCGGACTGACCGGCCGCTTCAGTGAGGGATTTTCGCTCCGGCGCTTACAAACGCACCGGGGGCTTAAGCCGAACCTCCGAGCTGCCGGAGATCTGCGGCCATCTGACGGCGTCCCCCTCGTTTGCCTCTCGGCAACGTCCGAGATCTCTCGGGAGGATCGGATTCGTCGGTAAAATCTGCAGACGAGAACGGGATTCCCTGATCAGGGCGGAAATTTCCCTGATCGCCGATTTAAATTCCCTGCAAGGCCGCAAAAAATTCCCTGTTCCGGTGCGTA